ATGGTTGTGCCATTTATGACGTTCATGTGTGGTCGTTTCTCTATCCAGTTCACACCTTGCCTCCCCCTTTGTGTGATGAGTTGAGTCCATGCAACAGAGACAAGTCTGTTACCAATATATAGTTTGATTTGGGCATGGGCACGACTGTGTGCTTTACCTTACGGGCTTGGGTTTCCCCGCATCCCATACAGGTTGTGTATCCAAGCTTTGCGCGTGGTGGTTCCACACGGACTGCGTAGCACTTGGTGCAGATTAGGTTGTGTGTATGTGACATGGTGGGGCTTCTGCGGCGTGATAGGTGGCCGCTTTGTTATGACCAGATGGCTCGGTATGAATTCAAGATTGAATCATCCAAGGTTTCCATGAGTTCGGATTCATCTATGTTGAACTCGCAGACGTATTCATCCATGTCGGCCATGAAGTCGATGGGTTGGTCAGATGTTGAGGGAGTGAGGTGCAGATACATGAGCATGATGGTTCCTTTGGTTAAATACTAGGGTAAACCCCTAGTGACAGACGAAAAAAGAGTTGTATACTTCTGCGTAGGCAGAAGTGAGGTTGAAGGAATTTAGCAGTTGAAAGGGACGATTACGCCCCGATGAATACTATTTTCTACGCGAATTTGCTGGAACAAATTAGGTTTGGGGAAACCAGCAAATTGAGTACTACACGGAGACCCGCATAAACACTGGGTTTTTCCAAAAAGTAATACTGAATTTGTGAATTTGTTGAGTTTTCCAGAGGGTCAGCCACCTTTTGAGATATTTAGAGAACCATGTGTGATACGCGCCGCGTAGAGCATTACATAGCAACACACACTCTATAATATTTCTGATTCAAAATACATAACAAATCGTAAAATCGTAAAATTACCCCTTGGCAACCCGCATGAAATCGACATTGTTAAATTTGTTGGAGAATTTGCTGGTTTGCACTTTGGACAATTCCAGCAAATTCATACTGTCTATCTATACAGTGGTAAATTTAGACGTGTTTCTGCGTGACACGACTTGGACTTCGCCGTTGGTTCCACCCGACCGCATGGGGCTACCATTAAAACCGAACACTGGTATGGACGCATAGCTAGATGCTTGGGATACACCTGCGCGTTGCGCTGGACCGCTGGTTGTGCGAAGCGGCAAACTAAGTGGCACGAACTTGTCGCGCTTGGTGGATTGAGGCATTGTGCCTGTGGGTACAAGATGGGTACGCATGATGTGTTCCGATGCTGTCGACTATGGGGCGTGATAGGTGCGCTAAAAAGGTCGGGGGCTTACGCCCCCTTCCCTTACTTCGCTGGTGTCTCAACGCGTTGGCTGAGTACCTTCTCGGCATGGTAGATTGCGGCTTGTTGGCCGAGCAATTCCATGAGTTCACGATTACGCACCGTGATGTTGGCGTCTTTGACTGTCGATTCGATACGCTTCATGAAGCGGTCGAACGCTTCCGATACATCGAACACGCTAACAGCGGCTTCTTCGGGCTTTGCTTCTTCCCATGCGGTTGCCATGAGGGTATCTTCACGCTCTTGTGACCAAGTGCCACGGCGCTCGGCATCGAAAGCGAATTTGTCCTTACCCTTGGGCAAGTACATTGGGCCATTAGTCTCGAACCAAGCGCGGAGTGATGCTTTACGCATACCTTTGCCAAGCGCATCGACCAACTGATCGCACAGCGTAATGTCGCCATGCTTAACAGCGTGCTCGATGCACCCAACTGCGGTCAGTTGAATATTTGCGGTCAATGCTTTTGCGGCTTTGCCGATTGCACCGATATTCTTCAAAATTTGTGCTTTTTCCATGATTTTCTCCGGTGAGTGAATGAATTAGACCTACGGAATTTGCGCCCCGTATTGTTGGCGCGGCGGTTTTTGCTTGGTAGGATTCGCCAATCCTCGATATACACCTTGGTACTGAAACCTTTGGCGCGCTCTTGCGCTTTGCATCTGCTGAGCAGTGTATGGATTAGGCTGGTGTCACCCATTTTGGGTATTTTGCACGTCCGTACCATGATGCCTCGGCTGTCGACCGCTTACAGGGCGTGGATTCCCCTTCGGTGGTGTGACCTACTCGCATCTCGCTTGTTTACGTTATTTCACGATGGATAGCAATGCTTCCAATAACAGCCCGCATCATGCGAATGAAATGAGCCGTTACATATACAGCCCGCATCATGCCAATGGGGGTGGGGGGAGGGACACGGCCAAATGCACCCCGCGCCCCTCTTTACGTAGTGCTCACATCGCAAGACCTATTTTTTGACTATATACATACAATCGCCACACCCATTAAACGCACCCGCCTGCACACATATCCCTACGCCATAAAATGGTCACAGTGTGCAGCAACAATTTGCCAATGAAATACAAAATTCACCGTGCTGATCTGGGCTGTCTGGATACACAGACGGTGTTGGCCCGACTTCAAAAGCAATGCCTACCTTATGACACACCCTTTCTTACAACCTCTGGTTACTGGTGGATCGCTTATTCTGAAATTGGTATTCCGGTTGCTTTTGCGGGTCTTGTTCCCTCTCAGCGTTGGAGTGATTGCGGTTATCTGTGTCGGGCAGGCGTGCTACCGGCTCATCGTGGACACGGCATACAGAAAAAACTTATTTGGTCGCGGATCAGAAAAGCCAGAGCGCTAGGTTGGAATTGGTTGGTTACCGATACGTACGATAATCCAGCGTCGAGTAACAGTTTGATAGCCAGAGGTTTCAAATTGTTTGACCCATCTAAACCTTGGGGTGCGGACAAAACCCTTTATTGGAAACTGAAACTTTAATGCCGTACAAAGACCCAGTCGTTCGTAAAGCTAAAGCCAAGGGATATTCTGCAAAGCACTACGCAGCAAACGCGGATAAAGTAAAAAATAAAACGCGAGAAAAACGGTCATCGCTTAGAAAAGAATGGAAGGCGTACAAGGCCACGCTTTACTGCACTAAGTGCGGGTTCAACCATACAGCAGCGTTGGATTTCCACCACGTAGACCCCAGCAACAAAACAGACAGCGTAAACCAACTTGTCAGCGATGGGCGTTTTAAAGCCGCCATGGAAGAAGTACAGAAGTGCGTAGTCTTGTGCGCAAACTGCCATCGCATACACCACCACGAAGAACGGCACGCAGCTAAGAAGAAAAAGAAAAAAGGGGCCGAAGCCCCCTAGTATTCGCCATTAGAAAATAGCAAATTATTCTTCGTCTGCCTTGGTATCAAAAACAAACACAGACACAGTGAGATCGGAAGTCTGCTCATCTTCTTCAGCAAACTCTTCTTCTGCTTCTGCCTCGTCTTCTTCAGAGAACTCAACAACGTGCTCGTAGTCAGCAGCCCAACCGTTTTCGATTTGGAAGTCGATGAACTCTTGCAAAATCTGAACTTTTTCAAAGTCAGTGGTCTCAATAACAATTTTCTCGTCGCCGCCCCAAGCGGAAATGTCGATCTCTACTTTGTACATACTAACTCCTGTGTTTGTTAAATACAGCCTTAGTGCTGTACTGCCATGCTAATAAGGCATTGTGAATTTTAAAAGACAGTGTAGACTTAGCAATGTGTGGCTGTTAAACCGGCGCAATGGGAATGAAGAACCTAGTTATTTTCCGGTTTTCTTACTAGGGCTCAACGAAACGGCAGGCGAGCTTTTTACCCATTGCCACACACCCTTAATTGTGTGTATGATACACACGTCAACAACCAACTTGGAGTTCTACTGTGGCAACCAACCTCAAATCACTGTTCAAAGGTAAAGAGACTATGAAAGAAGAAACCAAAGAAGCTAAGGCCGTTAAGTCCGGCAAGATCAGCCCTAAGCAATACGTCAAAGGCGAGAAGATGGAAGGCGAGTCTACAAAGGGCAAAATGAAAGTTGCTGAGAAACTCAAGTCCGGCAAGATGAGCCCAGTCGCTTACGCTAAAAGCGAAATGAAAAAAGAAAAGAAGTAATGGCTACCAAAAACTGGATCGCCGGAGCAACGAAAAACAAAGGCGCGTTGCACAAGAACTTGGGTGTCCCCCAAGGTGAAAAAATCCCAGCTGCTAAGTTAAAAGCTGCTGCGGCTAAAGGTGGCAAAGTTGGCAAAGAAGCCCGCCTTGCTGAAACACTAAAGAAACTGAAAAAATAATATGACAGCCCTCAAACTAGAGCTAACCGTTGCAGAGATCGACATGGCCTTCCTGATGTTTCAATCTGCACGTCAAGACAAGTACACGTTTACTGAAATCAATTCTTTGATCCGCAAGATACAAGAACAATGCGGCCCTCAGTTGGCTGCGCCAACGCAACCAGAAACTCCACCAGCACCAAAGGCGCGTGCGCCCAAGGCAAAACCAGCACCTGTTGTAATTCCGCAACAAGCTGAAGCTGTTGTAGATGTGACTGGCATTCCTGATCTCAGCGATTTGAATATTGACTGATGAAACGCTACAACTTCTTCCTACCCGAACAGATTGTGGATGCACTACGCAAGGAAGCGCAGCGTACTGGATTGACCATGTCTGAGCTGATTCGACGCATCCTAGCCGACGAGTTGAAGAAGCATGAGTAATGACTTAGAACACTTCGCAGACCACACAGAGTTTGCACTGTCGCCACAAGCGACTGAGGCCCACATTACGTTAGATGTGCCACCCCAGTTAATTTGGGAGTGTGCCGCAGGTCTAGAAAATCCGGATTCTATTGCCGCGAGATTCGGATTCTCTGACGAGAAGTGGGAGCGACTTAAGCAGTGGGGGCCGTTCATCACAGCGGTCCAAGCGCAGCGTTCTGAGTTTGAGCGTAATGGCATGACGTTCCGCCTCAAGGCGGGGCTCATGGCTGAGGAAATGATGAGTCAGATGTTCAAGCAGGCCATCGCCAACGACACGTCGATCATGCAGAAGTTGAGCGTGTTCAACAGTTTGGTGGACGTTGCTGGGCTAAAGCCAGACAAAAAGGCTGTGGACACAAACGTGCAGGCCGCACCGAAATTCAGTATTACGATCAACATCCCGCAGGCACAAGGCCCGGCTCCAATCACAATCGACGCATGAACTACAACGGCAATCTTACTCAGGGGCTGGTTGACGAGCTACTGGCAGTCATCCATAAATACGACGAGACGCTATTGCTCCCCACTGCACTTGGCTGTCTTGAGCTAGTTAAACAGCAGCTTATCCAAGACCACATGGACGACATAGATGGCTAACCTAGTCTATACACCACCCCTGTCGGTGGTTCCATTCCTTACGTCCGACAAGTTTGCAAACTTCATCGTGGGGCCAGTGGGTTCGACTAAGACAACCGCGTCGCTGATTAAGATTGGCTACGAGGCTGCACGCATAAAGGCGGGGTCAGATGGCATCCGTCGTTCGCGCTGTGCTGTTATTCGTAACACCCGTCAGATGCTATGGGACACGACGATTCCAGACTTTTTAAAGTGGTACCCAGATGGAGAAGCCGGTGTCCTTGAAAAAAC